ACCAGGTTCTTCCCATACAGGCATGATGATCTGTTGGAGGGTATCAGCGTACTCCTGCGCTGCGGCAGTGCGTTCCTGATTATATCGGGCATCCAGATCTGCCTGCGCGGCAGCGCGTTCGCCTTCATCCTCAATGAGCTGGATGACGGCATATTCGGCAGCATAGCGTTCGTCAAGCGCTTTCTGAACAGCCGCATGACCCTGCGCGGCAGCAGTCAATGCCTGCTCATAAACAGAAACATCAATGTCGCTCTCGCCACGAGCAAAAGCACGGGCGCGTTCAACTTCTATGCCTTCGAGGATTTTGGCGTATCCGTCCACATCATCAGGCACAAGGTTGTATTTGACCTGAATGGCTTCGCGGGTATCGATCAGCTCGTCAAGGCGAAGCTGTTCTTTTTCAGTGATATATCCACCCTGACGCTTTTTGAGCAGAGCCGCAATTTCTGCGTCCATCTTTTCAAGCGTATCGATGTCCTGCTGAATGCTTGCAGCGACGTCATGGTGGCCAGTTGCAGTGGCGTCATCGCGCAGCTTGGTCATTTCTGCAATCATACCGCTGTTGAGCGCAGCAAAGGATTCCGTCCACTGGGAAACAATCTCGTCTGTTTCCGTAAGGCCATCTGTCCAAACCGCGAGAAGCCCTTCCTTCCACTGCTCGGCAGTGCGAATGGCATCTCCGCCGGTGAAATCATCGGCAGTCAGACCAAACGCCGCCATACCTTCGTTGTTATAGATGGTGTCGGCAGTATGATTTTCCCATTCGCGGGCGGTTTCGTTCATGCCTTCCATGGCCTCGCGGGCAGCCTTTGCACCGGAAACATAGTCGATCAGTGCAAAGGTGGCAGCCGTAACGGCAGCAGCGACGGCCATCCACACTGCCGGGGACTTGCTCAGTACAGATACGAATCCTTTCCAGCCGCCACCTGCGGAAGCAACGGATGTCGCAAATTTACCGAGGCCGGTGGATACGCTGCCCACGCCCTTGACGATCTTGGAGAATACTGTAATAGCCGGGCCTGCAGCAGCGGCAATAGCAGCGAATTTGATAATCATGAGCCGCTGTTCTTCATCAAGGGCCATGAACTTCTCCAGCAGATCCTTTGCGCCATCGATCAGGTTCTGGATCGTGGGGTTCAGATCGTCGCCAATACGCTGCGCTGCCAGAATGGCGGTATTCTTGAGGTTCTTGAGCTTGGATTCCGTGGTGGCGTAACGCTTGCTGGCCTCATTGGACAGGGCTACGTTTTCCTCCCACGCTTCATTGGCTGTTTCCTGCGCCTCAGAAAAAAGCTCCGTCGCATTGGTTGCGCGGAGCAAAGTATCCCGCAGGCGTACTTCGGTCAGGCCCATTTCCTCTAAGGTGGCAATGGCAGAAATGCCTTGCTCATCCATCTTGGAGAGGCCCACGATAAAGGCTTCAATGGCCCCGGCAGGATCGGACTTCCACATAGCCTTGAATTCATCGGTAGTCATCCCGGCCACCTTGGCAAAATCCTTGAGGGAATCATTGCCAGTTTCAACGGCAACCTGCATCTGGATCATGGCCTTACTGAAAGCAGTGCCGCCAGCTTCGGCCTCCAGACCGACAGAAGAAAGCGCCGTCGCAAAACCGAGGATCTGCGGCTGGGTAAGACCAACCTGAGAACCTGCGGCGGCGAGGCGCGTGGCCATATTCATGATGGCGGATTCTGTGGTGGCAAAGTTGTTGCCGAGATCGACGAGTGCCGAGCCAAAACGCCCGAAGTCCGTCTGCGCCATATTGGTGACGTTGGCAAACTGGGCAATAGCAACAGCAGCTTCGTCAGCTGCAATATCCGTGGAATTGCCGAGGTCGATCATCGTGCGGGTGAAGTCCACAAGATAATCCTTCTGGATGCCCAGCTGACCGGCGTTTGCCATGACCTCCGCAATTTCTGTGGTGGACGTGGCGATTTCGGTACTCATTTGCTTTACAGCATCCGAGAGTTCCTCGTATTCCGCCTCCGTAGCATCCACCGTCTTACGCACCGAGGCAAAGGCGGACTCGAATTCCATGGAGGCCTTGACGGACGCCGTACCGAGTGCCAATACGGGCGTGGTCATATACATGGTCATGTCCTTGCCAATCTTGGACATAGCCGTGCTGACGGAGGCGCACTTGGCACCAAAGGCTGTGAGCGTATCGCCAGCCTTCGTCCATGCGGATTGCATCCGGGCAAGCTGCTCGGTGGTATCCTTGATTTTTGCCTCAGTTTCCTTGAGCGCCGCTTCCGCCTGATTCAGACCCGTGCGGGCCTTGGTCACGGCGTCGGCGTTGTTCTGCAGACTTTTTGTATTGGCGGTTAGCTGGCCTTCCAGCTTTTTAACTTCGGCGGAGGATTCCTCATACTCCTGTGCCAGTGCGTCCATATTCGCCTTGGCCGCGATGGTCGCCGAGTCGGATTCGCCCAGTTCGCGGGAGAAACGCTCATACTGCTTGGTCGCGTCGCTGACCTGCTTTTTCAGATCTGCGTTCTTCTGCCGAGCCTTATCCAGCGCGTCGGTGAGCTTGCCCTGCCGGGTATAGCAATTCTCCAGCTTTTTGTTCGCTGCATCCAGCGCCTTTTGGTACTGGGCGACTGCCTTTTGCTGGAGCGATAGTTTCTGCTGGAGGGTAGAAAGCTGGGACTGCGCACCGGCGACTGATTTCTCAAATCCATCAACGCCAGCGGCAGCACGCTTGAACTCGCTTTCCGCCTCCTGAATCTGCTTGTTTATGGACGTCAGATTCCGCGAGAAATTATCTCCGTCCAGCGAAAGCGACACAACAAGGTCGCGCAATACTTCGCTCATTATGCCGCCTCCCGTTTATTTGAGATCGGGCCACACCTGATCGATGTAAGCCCGTTTGGGTTCCTTCTTTTTCTGTTCGCGGCGGGCACTCCATGCCCGGATACGCAAAAAGCCCAGCATGTCCATCCGGTCGATGTCATCAAATCGCCAGCCGGATTCCATGAGGGCGTTATAGGTAGAGTAGATATAGTCGGGCAGCGTCAGGATTCCTGAGTCGGAGTCTCCTTCGCCGCCTTGGTAGGAAAATCAGAAAGCACGTCCGTGGTCTGCGCCTGCACAGCCATCAGAGCCAGCGCAATGTCGTGCATGAGTCGGTCAACGGGATAGTTGTCCAGAATATCGTCCGAAGTGAACTGATTCTGGAACAGAATGCAAAACCAGCGGATCATGGTGTCCATGGCTTCGCTGATGGTGAACTTTGCATCCTCGGGAATGGTCTGGCCTTTGGTGGCCAGTTCGGACAGATGCACCACCTTGGCGTACATCTGAGCGGCGGGTTCCAGTTCACGCAGGGCGCGACCGGATACGAAGTCGATATGGTATTTCTTATCTCGCAGAGTGCAGGTGATCATGGGCGCATCCTCCTATAAATAGATGAAGAAAGCCCGCCGAAACTTATGCCTCGGCGGGCAGTGTATTAGCCGGCAGCGAAAGCAGGCTCGTATACGGAGTCCAGGAAGGATGCAGCCTTGTCGGCAGTAAATCCATTCTGGCCTTCGTCGGCCACGGCCTGATAGCGACCGTCACTGGTGCGCTTGATGGCCGTCCATTCGACCTCGCCAGTCTGGCGGGTAATGGTGGTGCCTTCCTTGGTGGCATAGTTCTCGGTGACAGGCTTCGCACGAACCTTGTACAGCCAGACATAGCGATAGGTCTTGTCGGACTTTTCGCTCTGGAAGCCTACGGCAAAATAGCCGGGCTTGTCGCCGGATGCGCGGATCAGGACGCCATTGTCATCGATCTTGTTGGAGAAGATCATTTCCTGAATGGTCAGGGGCAGATCGGCGAGCTTGGTCTTGAAAGCCAGCTCGGGGTCGGGATAGAGAACGTCGCCCTCGATGTCATCATAGTACTGGATGTCGGGGTCGTTATTCTCCGGGGTGATGCTGGCCTCAATGGCACCAGCGACCTTCTGGAGATCGCCGTAAGTGGTGCCGGTATCATCGTCCTTGGTCAGAGGCGCGATGACCATATTCTTAAAACCGACCGTAGAGGCTACGGCGGGAGCGGCAGTAGCAGCCATATTTTCTTACCTCCATTACAAAAGCCCCCGGGCATCGAGGGCGGTTCGAAGTTGTTCTTTAACTTTGTCAAAGGCTTCGTCCGCTTTGGCGTCAAAGGCCGGGCGGACAAACGGATGCGGCGGTGCGGGATGTGGGCCGCCGTGGCCGAATTCCACCGGGTTTGCGTATTCCGCGCCGTCATCCTTACGATGGACGCCCACGGTTACGCGATAACCACCCTTGCGCTTACGGACAGCAGGGCCGATTTTGATGGATCGGAGCAGCTTGCCAGTTCTGCGCTTAGGATCGGTGGAGGCATTGTGCAGCATTTGATTGAGAACGGGCTGGGCCGCATTCTGGAGAATCCAGTTGCAGGCCTTGCTTCCGTTTCCGCCAGATGTACGCAGCATGTCGGCCATTTGGGTCAGATCCTCGCGCAGTTCAACGCTGCCCTTAAATTCAAGACTCATCATTGGCCTCCATTTCCTGAACCCACGTCCACGCGACGAGCGTTTGGCGGGTATCATCGTTATAGGAATCAGTTTCATCCTCCATGGCGAAACCAGCCTGCCGCATGGCAGCGCGTACTCGACCAATGGTTGTGGTCGGGTCAATCATCGTCCACAGATTGAGGTAGACGTAAACGCGATACTTCCGGACGGTATCATCCCAGTGCTCGGATTCTGTGGTCATGGTTGTGTAGACCAGATATTCGGCAGGCGGTGTGGAATGATCCGAGGTGGCTTTCCATGATCCAGCGAAAGTTTGAATACCAGTCGGCCAGAGAGCATCTTGTACCAGCTTCATGGTCAGTTCACTCCCTTCGCGGATTCTGTGGTAAGCTTCATATACCGACGTTTGAAGTCATATTCGCCAATCTTGGTGATGGTCTGCTTTTCTCCATTCCACATGACCCACATTCCTGCGCAGATGTCACTGCGCCAGCGGATAACGAAGCACAGGCCGCGTTCGGCGTTTTCGGCATCTGCGGAGAAGAAATA